CACAACGCAGACGTGAATGAGTCGCCAAATTGATTCAGGCCAGCGTCGCGAACGTCAACGGTGTCTCGGTAAAGCAACCGTCTGTCCGCCTCACTTCGGACAGCAGTCTCAAAATCCGGGCCAGGATCGGCTGGGCGCGGTGCCGGCTGGCGGGGCTCGGTCGGCGGCTGCTGGCTGGCTTGCGCCCGCTCCAGCATTGCCAGGGCTTCCTGAGCCTTGCGCTCGGCCTCCTGTGCCCGGCGGGATTCCGCTTCACGCTTTGCCGTCTCTTCCGCAATGCGCTTGAGAAACCATGGCGTCTGGCCCTTGTTGCCGTGCTCTTTCGGGTCGGCTGGCGGTGGATCACCCGGAGGATCGGCCGTGATCGGCGCCGGGGGCGGATCGGTCGGCTCGGCAGGCGGAGGCGTTGCCGGATCGGGTTCAACAGGCTGGACGGTCAGGTCGTTCATCAGTGGAACCTCTTCTCAGGCAACGCCAACTCCGCAAACGAATTCGACTGCTTGCCGAACTGATCGGCGATCTTGCGGTTCTCGAACGGGTCGCCGACGAATTGCTGCGTGTTCGGGGCAAGCTGCAATCGAGGGTCCTTTTCCGCCCCCTGCTCCGCCATGGTGTAGAGCACAATGGCCAGATGCATCTTGCGGGCATCGGCCGCCGTCGTCTTGGGATTGCCGAGGCGATCCGCGTACATCGCACGGGCGGCTTCGATGAAGTTCTTCCACTGCGTATCGGCGAAGACGTACTCGTTCGGCCAGTTCGCCCGAAACTTAAGGCTGCGCTCCATATTGTGGAACACGCCAGCGATCTGCTTGGCATCGTTGCAGATCATGCGGATCAGTCCTTCGGCCTCGCCTACGGTAATGACGTCACCGTTGACGACGATGTGCCCGCTCATCTTAGCCTCCGTTGACGAAAGTTACTTCAACCCCATCACCGGTTGGGAGAATTGCCCCGATTCCTGGGAAATCTCCATAGTGATCCAATGCCGATGCCATCATTTTCGCACGTTTCATGGACTGATAGACCTCTCTTGCCACAAGCTCACAAAACGAAGCGGAGTACTCGTCTAGGCAACCGGCGGCTGCCTCCGCACCTGCGCGGAGCATAGCGGGATTAATCTCGATCTCGGGCGCTCCAGCTTCCGACATTTCGGGGGTATATTCCGTCATTTTTCCTCCTCCGCAGCCCTCCCCGAATTGACCGGCATCGGCCGATCCGTCGTCATGCCCTGCCGCATGCCGAGCGAGGTCATTCCGCGCTCAAAATATTCCGGCCGATCCGGCCGGCTGGTGACCGGCATGGGCTTGGGAGATGGAGATTCATTCTTGGCCATGGTCAGAGCACCTTCAGGACGTTGAGACTGCCGATGATCTGCCGTCCGAACCCATCAACACCGAGATGGAATTCGATCCTCATTCCATTCGCATTGGCCTGAGACTGCACGCGGCAGACCTGCTCCAGAAGCCCCCACATTTCGGCGCGCAACTTCTTGGCGATATCGGAATCGGTAGGCGCCGGAACCATCGACAGGACCTGAGCATCATTCATTGCATCTGCCCTTCCTGCTCAAACGGATTGTGCTCGACCGGCTGCAACCGCGTGGTCAGAGCCGAGCCTATCTTCATCAGCCGAGCGCTCGCCGTTGAATCGCCGTGCTTCAGCATCTCGTCGGTGTCAATCGATAGGTTAGGCTTCTGTCCTGCCTTGTCCCATGCCGCCAGCAGCCGCTCGACCCGGTGATGTGTAACGATGCCGGGGAGTCGGTCGTCATGGGCCAGAATGTGGGCCAGCGCACCAAATACCCGGGTCTTGAACGTATTGAACGATTCGCCGCCCGGCACCGGCTTGTCATGATCCTTGCAGATATACCGCTTGATCTCGCCGTGGACCTTGCTGGATTCCTGGCCGGTGAAGTGACCGAGATTCCATGGCTTCAACTCGGCAACCGGGACCAGTCTAGCCCCCGTGGTCTGGGCAATGTCTTCGGCAGTGTCAGCAGCCCGCGACAACGTGGAATAGTAGAGCACATCGATCCCACTGTTTGCCAGTTCGGCCGCCAATTCCTTGGCCTCTTGCCGCCCCTCTGCGGATAGGGGGACGTTCTTCCAGCCCCTGATGCGGTCAGGCGAGCCGCTTTCCTTGTTGAGCGCCGTTGCCCCGTGCCGGATCACATAGAGATCGCGGGCGAAGGGATCGTGGGAGACGGGTTCAAGCCGCATTACTTACATTAGCCTTCGCAGCAGCATATTGAGAAGAGAAGACGCCTTCATCAAAAGCGCACTGCATACTAAATGCTATCTTACATGCAGAATCAAAATTCCAAAATCTCATATTCAATGCGACCCACTCCGATTTACCTATCGCTGTATGCTTGCGCCCATCATCATATGCAGACCAGACTTCCCAATGAAGTCCAACTCGTTTTGCAAAAAATAGTGTTTTCAGGATCATTGAACCACCCTCAAAAACTTACCCTCACGTCCCGGCATGCGGTCCGGAATATACCACATCCCGTCCTTTGCCTGGCGGGCGCCGTCCATGGGCGGCTGTTCGTTGCCTTGTAACTGACCGCCGGGCGACTGCTGGCCATTTGATGGCGAGCCCTGCCCGTTCGCCGCCCCAGCATCGTCATCCGTGTCAGCCGAAAGGTCCGCCTGATTGGCCTGCTCGACTAGATTATAGACGTGCTCATGCCCGCGCGCCTCGATCTCGTGCTCCATCTGGGCCTTTTGCTGCGGGGTCAACAGCAACTTGGACAGCGCGTCGATCTGTGCCTTCATCCGGTTTGTCTCGGCGTTGAACGCATCGACGTCGCGCTTTTCCTCTCGGCCCTTCATGCTCAAATGCATCTCGGCGATCTTCTGCATCAGTTCCGAGTTGAGCGCTATCAATCGCTTGTTCTGCTCCTGGACGGCCTGCAGCTGCGGATTGACATCCTCATCGAAGAGATACGGCTTGTTCGCCTTGATCTCTTTCTGCAGCCGCTCCTGGATTTTGTCCGCTCCGGGGAAATCGCCGTACTTGAACAGAAGATCGCCGGCAACCGTGATCAACTCGTTGTTGCCCTGGAGCATGCGCTCCATCGCGTCCCACCCCTGCTGACGCTGCGTGGCATAGTCCGGGCCCGGGTCGGACACGCACTCGTATTCGCCGATCGCGGGGTTGAAGGCGAGTTGAACTGCCTCCTCGTCCTCTTTTTCGTGTTCAAGCTCGCGAACCGCTTCCTCCTGGTTCGGGTCGATCTTGATCCAGCGCTTCTCGCCATCCTCGTCCAGGATATGCAACGTGCGCTCGGTATCATAGATATTCGGGATCAGATCCAGCAGCTGCACGCCGATGTGGCGGAGCATGTCCGAGAAATGCTCAACGAAGTGATACGTTGCGGTGTCGCCCTGCGCTTTGCGTTCCGTGATCGCCTTGCCGCTCGCCGCCGCGTCCGGTTTGGCCTCACCCATCTGATTCTCGAACTGGCCCGAGATCATCATGCTGTGCCGCTCGGCGGTCTGCATGCCCCGCTCGTGGGCTACGGACGGCTTTGGCGGATCGAGACGGAACGGTGCAGCGATCTTCTGCGCTTCGCCCTCGGCCTCATCATCAAGGTCGTTGTAGAGGATGACGGGATAGCCAAGGATGTTGATTGTCTTGTATTGCTCCTGCCCCTCGATTGCCCTGGCCGGCGCCATGAATGGCGACTTCGGCTGCAGCGCAACGATCTCGACCGCCATGGAATTGTGCGTCGGAATCATTCCATTGCCAGCAAGGAACAGGTGATTTGGCGTATCAACGCCAATGCACTTGACTGGAACAGATGGAATTTCTTCGACCGAAACAATGCCGACACGCTTAGTCCGCCTCCATTCGGTTCCACGCGCTTTCGACTGAGCCTTGCGCTTGCGTGCAAGCTTGAAAACAGGCGTATCAGGATCGGCGGTAAAGCTGACCCGGTATGTGATCCCGGAAGTATATTCCTTCCCGTTGGGGAAAGTTTTTCTTGCGGCCTTCTGCTCGGAACAAGTCGCCTTGATGCCCAAGCTTCGGAGCAGTTCAAGAATCCCCTCAATGAGCTTCGGGTTCTTGTTGGAGAAAGAGCACTGGTTGACGGACTTCGCGAAATGTCCGTCCGTATCCATCAGGCCCTGAAGCAGGGACAATCTTTGGCTAGTTGATCCGCGCAAATAGATTGCAGGTATTTTCTTCCGATTTTGGCCTCGGACCCCGAGTGCGGTCAGTTTCCCACGAATATCACAGATAGTGAATCGACCTACGGTCCCGCCATTGTACAATTTCGATGTAGATAGATCGTACCCGCAATCCTCGATATTCTTGCGCGTCTCATCGATGTCCTGAATGCAGGACGTTATCTGCGGCTCGCGCGAAGTCCCGTCTCCCAACCAAAGACCGAACACATATGGGTCAATTGGTAGATGAACTTCGCTGGTTTCGAGCGATGGAGACAACTTTATGAAATGCTTGGACCGAACCAAATCGGCCGTAGCGATCACACGATTTGACCAGTTTTGTCCGCGAGAATTGCGCTTGCCACGCTCTTCGACACTCCACAGATGCCCACCATCTGCAACGATTTCCGTCCCATTGCTGAATTTAACGCGGAAGCATTGACGCTCTCGGAACACACTGCTTTCGCCGAGCACTCGGCAGGGCTTGCCATTTTCATCAAAGACAAGGTCACCGGCCCGAATTGCCCCGATCGTCGTCCAGCCCGTCGGCGTTGGGATGCGAGTATCCAACGCGAGCGGGGCGTTGTAGTTCAGCATCCGGTTGGCATCGATCAGCGGCCGGGTGTGACCCTTAAGGTCCAACGTCCCGTCAATCACAAGCTCGCGCCCCACACAGCGGCAGATCGGGATGTACTTGCCGGCCCAGTCACCACGCTCGATGACGGTATCGCCCGCGATCAGGAACCATTCCACCTTGTCGTCAAGCACGCTGCGGCTGCCGCCCTCGAGCTTGCCAGCCTCGATGTCCTCCATCAGCTTTTTATAGAGTTCTTCCCCGCTTTCTTTCCTGATCTCAGAGGCCAGCTTTTCGATCTCGTCCCCGCTGTCCTGCTTGAACCAGATCAGCCGGTCCCGCTTTTCCTTCTTGCGGAAATATTTGGCCAGCATGATCTCCTTGTCGGAAATCCAGTCTGCAAAGCCGTTGTCGAGCGGAGCCGTGCCAACCTTGTTCTTATAGCGCGGATATTTCCGGTTGAACTCCTTGCGCGGCATCCGTTCGAACACGAAGCCGAAATTAGCATCGGAGCCATCAGTCTCCCTGATCCAAGGGTCGAGATAAACGCCAGTAGGATCGCGCGAGGCCTTGAGGTAGATTTCCTGGTTCCGGGTCCGGCTCGACACATAGGCCGTCTCGATCAGGATGTACCCGATTCCACCGTCGACCTGCTGCTCGGCAACCTTTCTATAGGCGGAGCTCGCCTTCGAAATATATTCGATTCGGCGTATGACGCTCTGCATTATCTCGGCGGATGCGTATGAGGCCTTTCCACCAGTGGGCCTGATCCTTATACCGTAGCCATTTTTCGACAGCGAGTTGATAATAAGATCGTTGTGGACCCGCGTGTTGTTGATCGTCAGGCATGGGAGGTCTGATCCATCTCCGGTGCGGCTCTGGTATATGTTTGCCGGCCACTGCCAGGCGTTGCGGCTGTCACCATTGGCGAACTTGATGTCCTCACGGATGCGCTCGTCCTGGGTGCCCTGCCAGTCCTTGCAGGCCTTCCAGCGCTCTACTGCTTCCTGGACGATGCCGGCATCGCCCTTGACCGGCTCGGTGTCTTCGGCGGCGCCGTAGAGCATTTACCCGACCCGACATGTGACTTCGTTGAAGCAGCCATCGCAAACGTAGAGGGCGACATCACACGTCGGCGTTCTTTCCTGACGAGAACCAAACTCGGATGGGCCAAGCGTATATGGCACAATGCCGTCGTCGCGTCGAAACTCATGGCCGCATCTGGCGCACAGATATTTCATCTTCGCCCCATCCATCCAGTGCCTCGTTCGGCCGGCAGCGTTCCCGGAAACAGATTCGGGATCGTGACTGGAGGTGCCTTGCGCTCCCGGGGCGACCGATAGCCGCTTGCAAACGTGCGCAGCGCATCCGAGCCATGAGAGGCCCAGTCATGCAGCGGACCGTCCCGGAACATCTTCAGCCTGTCGTCCCATTCCCGCCGGTAGTTGCGCAGAGCATTCAATCCGCGCTCGCAACGATCCTCATCGATCCATGCCTGATCCAGCAGCTTGCGGGTGGCATTGATGCCGTCCATGACGTTGTGTTGCGGGACGATGATCGGCTTATAGCCCAGTTCCTTCATCGTATCTTCGCGGGACTTTCCCTTGTTCCCCAACTCGCGGACCGCCATGTCATGCGGAAAGTAGTGGTTTCCATACACCCATTTGTGCTGCTGACGCCTGTCCTCAAGAATTCTGGCATACTCATCCAAGCCGATGCCGGAAGCCTCGTGATAGTCGATCAGCCTGTATTCCTGACCGGCGCGCTGAATGAACCAGATCGCCGTGGAATCGCTGACGCCGAGATCCCATGAGGTGTGAACTAGAAGCGTCCGATCAATCGGAATTCGACAGATACGGCCATCCTTGGCCATGCGAGTGAGGTACGGACCATAGAACGATCCGATCAATGCAGATTCGAACGAGCAATTATACTCCTGCTCGAAAAGCGCCCGCCCCTCTTCCTCGCCGTAATCATGGATGTATTCGTGGAGTTCGGCGGCAAGCTGCTCTTCGGTGAAGACGCCAGTGTCCTTCGCCACCAGAACTTCGGAGAACCATGTTGGATCAGAGCGGGCCAGGCTCAGCGTCTTGGCGGCATGATTGGAGCCGCGCGGCGTCGTGATGAACAGCGCCCAGCCGTTGTTTTCCATCAGGATTGGACGAAGAAAGGCCCAGGCCTGAGGATCAGCTAGCGCCCATTCGGAGAAAACGACGCCGGCAGGTGTCGAGCCAAGCAAGCTTTCGTAATTGTCGCTACCGACAACACGCCAGAGCGACCCGGATTTGAACCGGATCGACATGTCGTTTTCACGGGTATTGTCTCGTATCTCCTTGGGAAAGGCCTGATCGATACGCCTTCGCCCCGTGTGAGGACTAACAGCGTCCCATATGGCCTTGCGAGCCTGAGAGGCTTCCGGCAGGAGGTGCCAGTATTCACCAACCCTCTCATGCGCCGAAACAGCCGCCCAATTGAGCGCAACATCGTCTTTCCCACTCCGCCGGTGCCAGATCAGGCAGGCCCGCTTACCCCCGCCCTCGAGATAGGACCATGCCGGGAGCTGGTAGCCGCGCGGGATCCAGTCATTTGGCAGCCTTATCCGCATCCGATGCGTGCCTGATAATCTCGATCACGACTGGGCCGCCATCTTCATCGCCCACCACGGCCTGCGGGACCTTGCCGTCTAGACGGTCCGCCAGTTCCTTGATTGCGACGTTATCGCCGTTCTCGGCGTTTTCGATCAGGGCCCGGGCAGCTTTGCGGAGGCCGCGCTCATCACCCTTGGCCTGCAGGGCCGCGATCTCCAGCCTCAGGGCCTCCCGAAACGGCTTGTCGCGCTGTTGTCCTCTAGGATTGGCCATTTGTAGAATTAAGTTGTTGCGTGACAACCAACTTCAGTCGGCTGTTCCATCACTTGAAATCAATGTTGACCAAGAATGTACTGGCCGCCGGCGCCGTAGTGTCGGCATCTGTAATCCCGGTCGTGACGCAGTAGCCGATACCGTTCGCGGTCGTAATGCCAGTCGGCCCGAAGGTGATGTTGTTGGCGGCTCCATTCGCGGCCGTGGCAGCTGCGGGGATGATCAGTCGCTTGATCGGCGTGCCGGAACCACAGGTCGGCGCCGCAGCGCTATCGTAAATCTTGAGATATGCCGGTGCCGATCCAATGCCGCCAAGCTGAACACCATAGATCGTTCCCGGGGTTCCCTTGACGCTGACGCCGGTCGTATTGTTCGGCGCTATCTCCTGCGCGCTTGAAGCACCCCCTGAAGCCACTGCGGCCCCCGTAACGGGGAACGGATTGGTCGTGCTGGCCTCAACGCAGTTGTTGGCCCCGGTGGTCGAATTGACATTCTCAACGCAAACGCGAGTGACCCCCTGCGCGCCGGCATCGGAGACAAATCCGAGCACCAGCGCGCAAAGGAGGATTGCAGACGCGAGATAGCGGCTTTTCATGGCAGGTAATCCCGCGTCGCTTGGGGTCACTTCGGCATCTGAACAGGCTTTTCCGGGGCCCGCGGCGGCTTTGTGTCGCCGGGATTGCTGGTGCCCGCCGTCGCGCTCGGCTTCGGAGTGCCGCAGCCCTCCTGCGTGTTCAAATTCATCGAGGTTCCGGAAATGCCCCGGACACTACCGATATCGTCTGCCATTGTCTTTTCTCCTGTTTTCAGATTCCCAAGATCGCGCGAAGATTGGCGTCACCATCGATCGAGTTGATGCCGGTGATGACCAGACGGCCCTGACCATCGATCGAGGCCGTGATGCCGCGAACGCTGTTGTTGATCGCGTTCACGATGTCTGAAGGGCCCATCGTGCGGACATCGATTGCGCTCGTCCGCACGCCGTTGATGATCAGTGAAGTGGGCGACGGGACCGAAACCTGTGCCGGTGCCGAGCCCGAGCCAACGGAAGGCGGGGCGTGCTGCGCCCCGACCGGTTTTGAAATCGGCACCGCCAGTCTGGTCGAGCCGACTGAGGTGTTGGACATGTCACATGCCCACCCAGGCCTTGATCACGCCTGAGCCGCCATTGTCCGCGAGATAGTCTGCCGAACCCGCAGCCGGGACGGTCGTGGCAACGCAGTCAAGCATGACGTTGTTGACCGATGCAGCGTTGCCGGTCACGAGAGTAGACGTGCGCAACGTGTTGCATGCACCAAGGGTGCTGCCGGCCGTCGTCGTGGCGGTGGCAAAGCCGTTGGTGTAGGTCATCGCAGGCACTGAATACATCGTCACCGGGAACTGCAGGCCGCAGATGGCGAGGGTAGTCGACGACGCCATGCACATCGCACGCACCGTCGTCGCCGCACCCTCGGCGATGGTGTAGAAAAACGCCTGCGCCTTCGTGAGTTCTTCCGACTTGCTGCGGAACTCGAACGCCGAGGCACCCGGAGAACGCTCAAGCTGGGCTCCGGTCCAGGCAAAGCCGTCCGTAGCGCCGGCACCCGTAGCGGTCGGCGTGAAGCAGATCGCAACGCCGATCTCAGTAGCGGTTGCCGGGATGGTGGCCTGCACCGCATACCGCGAGAACGTCGTAGTGACCGTGATGGCCTGATTGACCGCCGTCGCAATGCCGGTCCAGGCCGGCGTGATGGCTGGAGATGCGGTCGGCGCCGTAGTCAGGCCCTGATCGGTGCCGGTGCCGGTGAACACCACCGCGTTGATGACGTTGTTGTTATCCGCTGCAAGCCCGGCAAGAGCCGCCGCATAGAACGAGAACGTCACGACTTGGCCGGCGAGCTGCACCGACTGTGGCGTGGTGACCTCCTGCATGACGCAAACCGGCTGCGTCAATGCCGCGGAGTTTCGCCACACCTTCATCGCGTTGGTGAAGCCCGCTGGCGGCGTCGGCGATGACGTGATGATCGCGCTGCGGCCCTGAGCGGAGCCAACGTTCGCCTGGCAACCCCAGCGATCCGCCGACATGCTGGTAACGGTGATCGCCGCATTGGCGGCGCATGTCACCGTCGAGGTGCCGTTGGTGTTGGTGATGTTCAGCGCGCCGTTATCGAGGAAGTTGCGCGGCGTGCCCCAGTAGTTGCCGAGCATCGGCACCGGGATTGCGACGGTCTGCGGCGGAGCGCCGCCCGTAAGTCCAGTATCGGCCGGGACGATCTCGGAACCCGTCAGAAAGGTCGGGCCCGCCGGAATGGTCTGGCCGCAGATCGAGCCCGTGGAGCCCTGCCCCTGACCGGTGATGCCACCAAGGCCGCCGGTGCCCGAAACGGTGGATCCACAGAACGAGCCGCTGCCGACGATCGGCAGGGTCGAGAACATGCCAGCGGCATGCGCGACCGTCGCCAGCGCGGCGAGGCCGGCAAGCGCGAGCGCCGTGCGACGCACGTTGAGTTTCATCGTAGTCTCCTGATGATGTCCGGCACGGCCGGCGCAGATGACGGGCTTAGGCGGCGGCCGTCTCGCCGGACTTTGGCGTTGGAGAATATCGGCGTTCCAGCGACCAATTTGCGGAAAGCCTGATCTCCGGATTCGGCACCTGCCAGCAGGTGCCGTCCGCATCGAGAAAGACCACCCAGAGCAAATGGTGGTCTGTCCCGTAGTCGATTATGAAATAGGCCCATCCGGGGCCCTTCGGTGTTTCCAAATGAAGCGGCTGGCGAAGCTCGGTAATCACGCAGCCGCCATTTCTAGATCATGAGGCCGGCGGGACCGCGGGGAGGAACGCGGTCCCGCCGGCAAAGCGCATCTGCTCTCGCGACACAAGGGGGACGGGTCGGGGATGAGAGGCGACGCGCGATTGGGAATTTGGGGACATTTTCGGATGGGACCGCTCGGATTTCGAGCCGGTGCCATCGGTCCTCGGACTAACCACCTGAGGACGGCTGTGCCCCGCACGTATCGAAGGATCCCGGGAGGCAAATCAGTTGCGGGAGAAAATAGCGCATGTTCTGGGATATGCAAGAATATTTTTCAGTCCCGCTTACGTAGCGAACTCGGGTCTATCTCCAGCTTCCCCAATCCCGTAAGCAGAAGTTTGGCCCGCTTCCGGGGTTCACATGAGCGGACCTTGGCTATAAGACCAGCGAATGGGCCCTCCAGGATTTCTACCTCCTCGCCTTCCGCAAAGGCCGACATTGGCCTTGTAAAATCGAAAGCGCCTTGATCCTCAGCCCTTTGTAGCTTCTCGATTGCCATATCCGGAACTCGGATCGGAAGATCGTCAGCATTGCGGAGCAGGCCGTGCACACCGCAGATGTCCACGGGATTGATTACCCCCCAATCATCCGCTTCCCGATCGAAGCGGACGAAAATGTAGCTGCCGAGCAAGGGGATAACTCGCTCAATCTTCCGCCCATTGAACCGGATGATGCGCCTCTCCCGGGGAACGAAGGTCTCAAACCCCTCATTTTCGATCCGCCGCACAACCGGGAAGCTCCAGGCCTCGGGCTCCCCCCATTTCCTGGGCATTTTTGACCAGTGCATTTCGGCGGATGAGGCAAAGACGACGAACCAGGCACGGCCAAGCGGGAAGCTGGCTGAGAGGAGCCCGGGAGAATGTTTCACGATTGACAATCCGTAGGTTTCAGCTGGCTGCATCGACATTCAATCTGCTCCCCATAACCAAACTCATGCGGCCACCTCAACCGTGAACCATTCGGGCCATTGGCACGGCGCAGTCCATTCCCGAGTCGCTCCGTCCTGCTTCGCTGTCAAAAGCGCCTTGAAGCTCATCGGAGCCCAACCCAGTTTTTTGAAGTACCGAGCCCAAGCTGCGTGTTCCATGCTTCCCGCCTTCACGGCGAACCATCCCTGGTTCTGCGCCCCGAAATCGTAGGCCGCTTTCGCCCACGGATGGATTTGATTCCAAGGCACTTCTCGCTCCCTCGTCGCCATATCTCGCCTCCAGTTCCGCGCTAGTAGGTAATCCAGGTCGCCAAGCTGATTGTGCCGCATCTGGAGGTCCAACTGCGTAATCCTCCCATCGCCGCTGGCGCAACCATGTCACGGCCTGGGCGATATAGGGCGTGCCAATCCGTTCCCGCTCGCGGCGGCCGTATTCCCCCGCCCCGGCCAAAATTGCCGGCGCCTCAGTTCCGGATTTCAAAGCAGAAAGATAGGCTTTTCGAGCAGGAGACTTGGGGTTGGCTCCGTCTCGTTTTGGATAGGCTGCCCAGAATTTTTGGAATTCATCGTCGATAGCGGGGCGCGTCGCGATAGCGACCGCCCGAGTATCTTTCTTTCTTTCTGTTTCTATCTCTGTATCTGTCTCTGGTGCGTCACCGTGACGTGACTGTGACGTCACAACGTCGTCACTGACTGTCTCTGTGACGTTCTGATCGACACTATCCTGTTGTTTTTCTTGTCTTTCACGATAGGCCCGCGTCCGATCAGCCGACCGATCCGAGGCAAACTGACGGTCGCCCCATTTGACCACACGGCCATCACAGATTCGGCCCATACCCTCCAGTGCGCCCACGATACTATCAAGCTCAGCCTGATCCGCTCGGAGAAAGTAAGCCGCCTCGGCGGTGTCCAGCGCGAACTTGCCATTGTCGTTGACCTCCGCTGCACTTTCTAGAATTGCGCCCCAAATCCAAACGACGCGCTCGACTGGCTGTTTGCAGCGCACAGCGGCGCTTACGAGCTTGTCGTCGCGCATCATTCCCGCGTAATGGCGGAACCAGCGGCTCATTGTTGGGACACCCGCTGATCTGCCGACGCAACACCGTTGGATTTGGCCGCGCGAATGGCTCGCCAAAGATGAAAACGCATGAAGGACGCTAGGGTGGGGAAGCCGGATTGCGCGCGCATGGCCTCAAGCGTCTGGCGTTCCTCAAGGGTGAGGCTTATCGCGACATGCTCTGTGCGCTTTGCTCGGCCAAGCGTCATGTAGCCTCCGACGCCTTATCATCGGCGATGAGCGCCTGAAGGATCGACCGAACAAACGGCCCAAGCTCTTTGTGCTCGCCACCATCCGCGCGCATTTTTTCGAGATAGGCCTTGTCCTCTTCGGTGATCCGAACCACCAGCACCTCCGGGAATCGCTGGACGCCCCACGTTTTTCCGTTCATGCCGAGCGCCCCCGCAGAAGTCCGTGCCGCGTCAGCCACGCCAGCGCATCGTCCAGCCCAAAGGCTACCCCCGTAATCGCCCCGGCATGGCCCATGCGGACCATGGTTTCCTTTTGCTCTTTGGATAGCTTGCCGGCCCCGGTTTTCAGTTCCAGCGCGTAGGTCTGGTTCGGCGTGAGGATGATGATATCCGGCACGCCTGAAACCACGCCGAGCCCGCTGTTGATCCCCGCTCGCCGGCCGCGTTGATGCATGCCGCCATTTTTGGGATGGAAGGCGAAACTGTTCGGCGCACCGTGCATTCTCAAATGAGCGAACACGGCCCGCTGGATCTCGTTTTCGGAAAGCGAAAGCATAAATGGCCGCTCTTGTGTAGAATATCCCCTGAACGGACGCATGGCCGCCATGTCCTCGTCCGTCACATCCGTAAACGTCGGCATTTGCTTGCATCCCCGTTCACGTCAACTAGCCCGGCGCTCGGCCAGGACTTCACGCAACAAACGCAACTCAAGGCTACAAAAACTCTAGGCGAAGGCCTTCCACCAGCTTGGACGCCAGCCGAGCGATACACCGGGCGGGAGCTTCGTTACCTGCACATTCGACGCCGCGATCACCGCAGAAAGGTTGGCGATCGGGAATTTGGAAGCTAACCGGCGTCGTCTGGCGTTCTTCATGTTCGTCGTGGCGATCAGCTTACGGGCAGCCTTGAGACCTTCGCTTTGCAGCCGTTTTCCGCGGATGGAAGTCAAGTTCAGCTTACTTAACCGGGAGGTAACGGCACCAAAGGTAATTCCCATTTCCGTGGCGATCTGTGAGTTTCTTAGTCCGCTTTTGAGAAAGCCACGTAGTTCTTGATCACGCTCAGGCGTCCAACGCTTTCTTTCCTCACTCATACTTTCCCCTTTACGAGATACTTTAGTCGATCATGCGTATTGCTTCGGCGATTCGTCGCGCCTTCTTGATCTCGATCCACCATGGCGTCTCACATCCCTCCATGAGAAAGGCGAGATAGGTCCAGCCGTTTTCTGATCGGAGAAGCCAGCGCAGAAACGCCGCGGACGGCTTGACGCTGCCCGCGGCGTATTTCTGGCAAAGGCGCTCATCGACGCCTGTTGTGAGATGCAGGATCGTGCCCGGCTTATCCGGATGCAATGCCTGCGCCATATCGGCAAACCATCCCACGTCAGATTTGACGCCTGACAGTTCTTGGACGGCAAACTTGCCGTGGCCGTTCGTTGCGCCGTTTCCGGCGCCGATTGATAGTCCCCCCATGTCCAACGCTCCCCTACGCAACACCGCATCTGAAACTGACTTGAGAGATCAGCGCGCCGTCCCCCTCGGGGCGCTCGGCCGGCGGGGAATGGTGTCCCCGCCTGAGTATCCCCGCCGGCCACCCGATCTTGGGACGGAATGACGCCGCAAACTAAACTGTGAGTTGTGCAGCCAAGGGGAAGGATGACCGCCGATGGAGAGGCCGGTAATGCGCTGGGGAAACTGTCGAGTCTGTCAGGGTTTTGCCCGTAGTTACCAGAACTTGCCGGCAAAATTTCCCTGTGGATTACTCTCCGGTAGCATTGCACACCGGTCCGATGTGGATTGCGTAAAGTTGTATTTCGGAAACATACTCTACCCAGCCGCACTGTTGAATGCGGCAGTGCAACAACAAGCTGGGTGGCGTCATGGCATTTGCGGCGGAGCAGGACCGGCCGCGGCTGGTCGAATTGGGAAACGTTCCGGAATTCTGGGCCGATGGGATCGGCAAAATCGAGGACCTGGGGGGCGGGACCTACCGGCTGCTGCTCTACAAGGTCCACAGACCCCTGGATGGGGAAGGCCCGGTCGAGCACGAGGTGGTCGCAGCTGTCTTGGTCAATCTGGCGATGGTCTCCAGCATCTTGCCGGCGCTGCGGCTGCTGGTGTGCAGGCTGCGAAACGTCGATCCGATCGTGGACCTGATCCAGTAGGGTCATGCGGCGGCGCCCACATCTCGCCGATCAAAGGCATCTGCTGGGATAGCGCCTCTGGAATAGGCGCTGAGCCTCTTGGCGAGCCCAAGAGACGCGGGGCGCCTGCCAGCCAGAATGTTCGACAGGTGAGCTTCGGAGCAGCCCACCTGACGGGCTACGTCAGCCTGGCGTGGCTTGATTGGCTGTTCTTCCAACCACTCAACGAATGGGTGCTTGATTTCCATGGCCGCTAAATTTGCCACGGGAAAAGTTGTCCGTCAACAGAAAAGTTTTCTAGTGGAAAATGGACACCGAAGTACCGACTCCCGACGATTGGGGCATGACCTTCAAGCCTCCCAAGCGCGGGCGCCGGCTGTTCTTAGGCGAATGGCTGGACCGGCTCGGGCGTAAGCCAGTCGATCTGGCTGACGCTGTGGGCGTCGGAGAATCGTATATTTCCAACCTTGTTAATCATAGGAAAAAGAATCCGTCTAGCGCGCTAATGCTTGATATTTCAGAGTTTCTTGGGATTGCGGTCAACGATCTATATCGTCCGCCACCGCCGCGCACCGCGATCGAATCCACCCGACAACTCGACCCCGCTCAGTTGGCGATTCTCAGCCGACTGCTGGACGACATGAATAAGCGCTAAACCATTGTAACAAGTAGAACATTTAGCGAACCATCAACACTCGGAAACTTTCTTTTCCAGCGGAAAAGATTTCTATTGACGCCATAGTTTTCCCGTGGCAAAGTCTCTCCATCGAACCGGAGAGCTACATGTCCCGTCTCAACCTCGACCACCAGCTGTACCTGATCATCAAGCGCCACCGGCTCGGCGCCTTCTCGATCGAGCGCGACGTGACGTCGATGAACCGAGCCGAGACGATCAAGGCAGTCGCAGCCGACCCGGCCGACGTGGCTGCGGTGATCGAGTTCAACGCGGTCGAGGGTACGAGCCGAGACGCGACCAGCGACTTGGCGAAAGAGATCGCCGATCGCGCTGGCGATGATTGCCATCCGATCAGCGCCGCGCTCTACGAGTTCATTTCCGACCATGCCGGCATCGACTGCGCGCACGGGCTGCGCGTGTTCGATCCGAACTTCGCAGCAGCTTAACACGGGGAGAGTGAACCATGGCTGAACGCATGCTGCGCTCCATTACGATCCGCTATGTCGAAGGTGACGAGGTTAAAACCGCCCGCGCATTCCAAATCACCCAACGGAACGCATATAGCGACGAGCCGCGTAAATATAAAACATTCTCCGTTCTTCACGGCGACACGCTTTTCGCCGCATCCATGATGGATCGCGCCCTGGACGATCTCGTAACGTGGCGCACTCGTTATGCTCCCTACACCGATATGTGGGTGCGCTTTGGAGACGTGTTCCAGGTTGTCGTCAACCAAATCTCTGAATTTCAGGACGAGTTTTTGTCGAAAGACGTGACGGCTGGAACTGATGACGCCCTCGTAAAACTGCTCACTTGGAAAGAGGATTGTCGGGCAATTCTCGAAACGTGGATCGCTGCGCGCGAACAAGTCAAATACATCATGGACGCGATCAGCGAAGCGGAGACGATCTTTGGTCGCCTGCGTCAGCAGGACCGCGACTGCATGACCTGCGGAAAGACATTCAAGAGCTTCGGGCCGGGACACCGGCTCTGCGATAAGTGCAGCAAAACGCCGTCCGGATTGGACGAATTGAGTGTCGCATGAGGATGTCAACCATGACCCGCGATCCCGGCTTCTACACCAAGCCCGTCTACCGCCCCAGCGCCATTCCCTACCTCATCGCTGGCGCCTTATGGGTGCTGATCGTGTTCACGGGCGGCCATTTGATTGGCTGGATTTGAAAGGGAGGGTAGCTGAAATGTCGATCAGTTCGGAAAATATCCTGTTCAACTGGCGCGTCAGCGTGATCGAGGCCAACGCGAGCGAAATCGAAGGCTATGCCCATTTGTTCGACCGCCTCGGTCATTGGGATACGGCCATGGAGAAATTCGATCTGCGCCGGTCAGCTCAGCGCTTACGCGAAGCTGCCGCCAAGATCGACAACATCGCCGATCAGATTCAAGGGCCGGTAACGGCCTTCCCTGATTTCGAGGCAATGAAACAGCAGGCGGCGGAGTGATGACGATGCTGCGCCTCAATCAGAATATCGTTCGCCAGCAAATCGACAACCTGTTGGTCGCTTACCCCGAGTTGCGGGAGGATGAAATCCTGCGCTCAGACACCGTCGAGGGCGAGACCGAGGCATTTGAATTCCTCGCCATGATCGTTCAACTGATCGAGGACACGAAGGCACTGCAGGACGGTACGTCGGCCCGGATCGATGAGTTGAAGGCCCGCGTCCAGCGGTTCGAGCGGCGCGAGGAAAGCCTTCGCTCGCTGGCTTTCAAGATCATGCAGGCTGCCGATCTGAAAAAGGCCGAACTGCCATGTGCGACGCTCTCGGTTCGCCGAGTTCCGACGAAGATTGTCATCACAGACGAATCCGCGCTGCCGGATATCGCCTGCAGGTTCGTGCGTAAGCCAGACATGGCGAAGATCAGGGAGTTGCTGACCGACGCGACGGCTTTCTGCGCCGGTGCCGAACTGAGCAACGGCGGCGAAACTCTTTCCATTCGGGTGAAGTGACCATGTTCGACCAATTGCGAGCCCCCTTCCCGCCGGATCGTATCTCCTGGCGCGTCGGTGCGACGAACAAAGACAAGACCAAGGGCATGGCGCTGGCCTATATCGACAGCCGCGACGTGCAGGATCGTCTCGACCAAGTATGCGGCCCCGCTGGGTGGCAATGCCGATATCCTCACGCCAACACCAAGACGGTCTGCGAGATCGGCATCAAGGTTGGCGACGAATGGATATGGAAAGCTGATGGTGCCGGCGACAGCGACGTGGAGGCCGAGAAGGGGGCGCTTTCTGATGCCTTCAAACGCGCGGCCGTGAAGTGGGGCATCGGCCGCTATCTCTACGACGTGCAGTCGCCGTGGATCGAGATCGAGGCTTACGGTAAATCCTACAAGATCAAAGACAGCGAATACGCCAAGTTGCGCAAGTCGCTCGGGAGCGAATGGCGCCAACCTGCGCCTACTCGTGCGGTAGCGGATGATAGCCCGAAGATCGGCGACGCCGCCCTTGGCTTCATCGACAAGCTCGACCAATGCGCGACCGTCAAGGCGCTGGATAATTACGGGGCAGGGATCGCGGTAGAAATCTCCAAATTGCCGGCGGATCAGGCAGATGTCGTGCGTGGACATTTCGCCTCGCGCAAGAAAGCACTCAAACAGGCCGAAAACCTTGCAGCATGAGCATTCCAGCAGCCTTCCGAGCGACCTATTCCGACTGGCGCCTCGTGCGTTCGCGCAAGGTTGTCCAGATCGTTCTTGAAGTTCCGCTGGAGGGGTCATCAGAGGCTTACGACGTTCTCGGCGGAATGCCAAATCCTGCCGCAGAAACCTGGTGCGCCATCGCGCGCCTTGATCACCAGCGAACAGAGGACACGATAGCACCCGCAAGTGCTCATGGCACACAACGAACGCAACAGCCCGCATCGGAGCGCCCGTCCCACCCAAACCCGGCTCCGGTGCGGGCGCTTCGCAACTATCCCCAACAGGCCGGCATTTACTCCAGCAAGCCCGCGTTCTGGAAATTCGCGCAGGAGCGCGATCATCCCGAAGTCGTCGACGCCGATACGGCCGCCGATTATATCCGCATGTACTGCGGGATCGAAACTCGAAAACAAATTCAGCCTGGGACGCAAGCCGAGCAACGCTGGCTTCTTCTCGTTTCGGCATTCATGGCGTGGGAACGCGCGCCAGCATGCGGGATCGTGGCATGACGCGCGCCCTTGCCGAGTGGATTGGCAAAACTGCGGACAGCGCTGTTCCGCCACGAGTGCGCTTGCGCATCTTCCAGCGTTTCGACGGTTGCTGTCAGTGCGGTTGCGGGCGCAAGATCGCTGTAGGCGAGCGCTGGGACTGTGAAGACGCGGTTGCGCTGGTTAATGGAGGCGAGCGACGCGAATCCAATCTGCGCCCGTTCCTGACTGAGCATCACAAGCCCAAGACTGCGGACGATGTCGCCATCAAGTCCAAGACCTACCGCATGGCGCGGCGGCACGCGGGGGTGAAGCGGCCGAGGACTATCACCCGCTGGCGCCGTTTTGACAAGACGCCGGTCATCGCCCCGAGGGAACGATAATGGGCTTCAACACAGTCGCCGTCATCTACAACGACCACACCCATCGCCTAGCTGCCGACGACGGCACGCTGTCGCGTCGGATCGCCGATGCCATGCGAAGCTGGTCCTTCCGTGACCGCGACCGCATGGCAGTAAACTTCGGCGCCGGGATGATCTGCTCGCAGGCTCATGCCGACCACGATCAAATTGTGGTTGTCGGGCAGAACCAAGGGCGCCCGCTCTCGGAATGCAACGACCTTGATTTCATGGCCCTCCACGAGCTTGCAAAAGCACTGGAGCGCCATGGGTGGAAGGTCAAAGAGCCGAAGCGATGAGCGTCCCCCTTTCCCATCTTCGTGCTTGCCCCCGGCGCGGCTTGTCCCGCACCGAGGCAGCTCAGTACGTCGGCGTGGGGGAGACCAAGTTCGACGAAATGCGCGCGGATGGCCGGATGCCTAGGCCAGTCGAGATCGACGGCCGAAAGCTGTGGGACATCCGGGACCTGGATATGGCCTTCGATGCCCTCAAGGGCGAAACTGCGGCCCCCTCCATCGTCAACTCGTGGGCCGACCGATGACCAAGATCAAGTTGCCCTACCTCAACGAGTACCGCGACCGTCACGGCCGAATGCGCCGCTACGTCAGGCGCCCCGGCTGCCGTTCCGTGGCAATCCCAGGATTGCCGGGCTCGCCGGCATTCATGGATGCCTACCGGGCGGCCATGGATGGCCCTGCGCCGAAGCCGCACCAGAGGGTCGTTTCTGGCTCGCTAAAGGCCCTCACGATGGACTACTTCGTGTCCATCAAATTCACCAAGCTCGCCCCCGGTTCACAGGCGCTCTATCGGAAGGCGATCAATCCGGTTCTGGAAAAGGACGGTCACCGCCTGGCCGCCGACATGCCTTCCGAAATGGCGGAGACGATCATCGCCGAGATCGGCGCCCGCTCGCCTGGCATGGCGAACATCGCCCGCGCTGTTCTTCGCAACGTGTTCAAGATCGCGATCAAGCGGAAGATCCGCAAGGACAACCCCTTCGTCGAAGTGCCCAAATACGAACTGGGATCCCATCACACCTGGACCGAAGCCGAGCTCCAGCAGTTCGAGACCCGTTGGCCGCTCGGCACCCGCCAGCGGCTTGCCTATGATTTATTGCTCTGGACGACCCAGCGGGTGGGCGATGTGGCCCGCATGGGGCGCGCCGATATAGCCGAGAGCATGATCCGTGGCGTACAGCAGAAAACCGGTACCGAGTTCGCGGTCCCGATCCGGCCCGAGCTCGCCGCGTCGATGCGAGCGTGCCCGGCCAAGGGCCTGAGCCTGATCGGCGACACCGCTGGGCGCCCCTATAGCTCGAGGGGTCTGCAGGCGATGATGGCACGCGCGATCGAGGCTGCGGGGCTCCCGGAACGTTGCGTCGCCCATGGTCTCCGTAAGGCCGGAATGCGCCGCCTCGCCGAGAAAGGCGCCTCCACGAAGCAGCTGCAGGCGATCTCGGGCCATAAGACGCTCGCCGAGGTGCAGCGCTATACGGATGCCGCCGAGCGTGAAGGCTTGGCCCGCGATGGAATGGCGAAGCTGGACGGTTCTACTAACCGGGGTGGTGTGTAGTAGATCGTGCATGTCAATAGACTGAACTTAATACAGAATTTGCGTATGTCGAGTAAACCGAAAGTTAACGAAAATAAACGGCTGATCAATGACTTGGCTTTACTACCTTATTCGCGATCTCCCGTTGAAACCCATAGGGTTTTTCGAGCGGCTACTAACCCGTTTCCAGGAAATCGCTGGAACCGTGGCGATTACAGCCTACGCCCTCACCTACATCGCTCTCGCGATTCATTTCGGCGTGGATCTCCGCTGCCGCCCCGGCGAGGTCACCACCACCAACGGGCGCGAGCTGTGCAAGGCGTCCAGCGCCAACACGTCAGTCAAAAGTTACGGGAGAAACTAACGCCACAACACCACACCGGACGCCACACCGCTACACGACACTGCACCACACGACGCTACAGCCTCACAACACGCCACTTCACGTCACAGGACCGCACGTCCCAACACCGCACCGCACGACACACCACAACGGAGAACGACCATGTATCGAGCCCACGTCATGATCAAAGGCATCGCACCTCTGTCTCAGTCCCGAATGCACGGCACGCCATTCCTCGATGGGGAGTCCCATGAGGACTACGACCTCCGCACTTGGCGCGAGAAGTGCAACTTCGATGAAAGCGGCGTCGTCTACGTGCCGGCAATGGCGCTCAAGCAGGCGATGGACGCTGCCGCGAAGCGTCTTTCGATCCCGGACCCCGACAACAAGCGCGCCAACTTTACGAAGTATTTCGCCTCGGACGTGATCTGCGAACAGCACTTGAGCATCGGCATCCGCAAGGACGACATGGCCGGCATTACGATTTCGGCCAATGTGGACGGCGTGCGCGGCAGTGGCAAGCGCGTCCCGCGCCGGTTCCCGCAAACCCCTGAGTGGCGCGGATCGACCACGTTCCTGGTGATGGAGGAAAAGATCAAGCCGGACATCTTCGAACGCGTGCTCGCTTGCGCGGGTCGGTCAATCGGCGTTGGACAATTCCGGCCCGAGCGCGGCGGCCTCAATGGCCGGTTCGAAGTCCTCGGAGTGAAATACGAGAAAATCTAATGTGCGCCACCCCACGTCACAACACGACATCTCACGGCACGGCACCTAACCTCACATCACGCCATGACACTTCACGATACCGCATCACACAACACCCGACTGCACTTCACAACACCGCACGGCACATGACAACACGGCACGTCCCTACAGCACAACACCCAAAGGAGACACAATCCAATGCTGACCTTTGAACGCTCCCCGGACACCGAGGCCGCCGTGGTGGCCTTGCGGGGCATAAACGAATTGACCTCCTACGAGACGCTTGCGAAGCGCGCCGGCCTCAAGGTCGCGCGGCTCAAGGGCGTGCTGCCCTCCGCGCGCCGCATCCTGCGGGCAGAGAAAATGCTGTTCGGCATCGAGCGCGGCATCGGCGTTCGCCGGATGGCCGACCTCGATAAGGTGCGCAAGTCCGAGGACACGAAAAAGCGCATGTCGCGCACCGCTAAGCGGGGCATTAAAGAGCTTGAAACTATCGAGCACTTTGAATTGCTCGCGCCGCCGGATCAACTTGTCGTCACTACTAACCGGACAATCTTCCATCTGATCCAACAGCAGAGCGGTGTGAAAAACGCCGCTATCGCAGCCGCGTCGCCCACAGCGGCCCCGACTGGTCTTGCGGAGAACCTTGTGAAGCTTGGGCGGAAATAGGTGCTCAATAATACGGAATTATAGCGATGAAACAACAGCTTGAAAGGATTTACGAGGAAATGGAAGGGTCCGACGCTTCGCTCACCTACTCCGAGCGCCACGGGATCACCTCCGCTGCGGTGCTGACTGTGATCGATGACGAGACGGCCGCCGCGATCGTCGATCACCTTGAACCGCGCATCGCGGGAAAGACCGTCGTTGAGATCGGCGGCGGGATCGGCCTGCTGGCGCTCCACATGGGCGCGGTCGCCAAGCGCGTCTACTGCATCGAGGCCAACCCGATGTGGTCATGGACGTTCGCCGAGGTGTTCCTTCACAAGAAGCCGCGCAACGTCTCGTTTCTATTCGGCGCCGCCGATGAGTTCCTAGGCGCGATCAAGGGCGACGTGGCGATCTTCTGTACGCACTCAGGCGTCCAGGCGATGGGCCTAGTCGCCGCGCAATTCGCGTCGGTCACGATCGATGTGTACGGCGAGATCATCAAAGGCAATCCCGAGGCTTTCGACGCGACCGCGCGCAAGCTCCGGGAGTTTGCGTAAGCCGATAGGGGAACAGCATGAGCAAAAAATCCGCCCTTGCCTTTCTCGCGATGTACGCCGCGCTACGAACAGCGAAGCGTGTGATTGCCGAGGATCGCGCGGAGCTTTGGGAGGACTTCACAATCGCGCCCGATCGGTCGTTCGACCACATGAACAACGGCGAGCGCGCAATGGTGCGGCGCCTGGACCGCGCCCTCGTCAAGATCAACGCGGCGCTGAAAGCTGCGCAGAGTTAGTACATTCGAGGACGACAATGACACCGCAGCAACTCCACAAGATCGTTTTCGACAGCGTGAAGCACGTCCTGGAGGCCGCCCCGGGCCTGAGCGATCTCACCCGCACATCATTCGCGACGCAGGCTGCCGTGCGGATCACGCATCACGTCAAGGGCGCGCTCAAATCGTCGGAACCGCTCCCGACATTTGATACTGCTGAATGTCTCGATCGCGACGAATACCCGAAAGGAGCGCGACGATGACAGAACAGCAACCGGCTATGCGATGCACGCGGCCTGTCCGCGACGACGATGGCGCTATCGTCCTGTTCGACATGTGGCTTGACGGCCAGTGGCTAGGATCACGCCGCACCGTTGCGCAATGTCGGGAGGAATTTGAATACGCGGAGCGCCGCCGTGCGAGTTGAGCCGCTATTCGCTTGGTACGATCTGTGGATCGGTGCTTTCTGGGATCGCGCCAAACGCAAGCTCTACATCTTCCCGGTGCCGTGCTTCGGCATCGTCATCACATTCTCGGAACCAAAGCCATGAGTGCAGATCAGCAAAAGGGTACGTTCTTCAACAGGTGGGAGGGCGTCATCAAACAGATCGACCTGAAAGTGTCGAAGCGCAAGGGCGCCAAGAGACCCGATCCCTTCATGGAAGGCATCGCAATCGCGCTCGCGGATTTAGTCCGTCTTTATGATCAGCCGAGCATGGCGGCGGGTGTCCTCGCCGGCCACGGCTTCGCCCTCGCCGATTTCAAGGGTGTCGATCCCTACGACTTGAACGTCATCCGGAAGCTCTATCGAACGGAGAGCGTTTTGATCGACGCTAAGGGCGCGTCAGCGAGCGACAAATGAGCCTGCTCGACAAAGGAGAATGGATCAAAGGCGTTGCGCACTGGCGCGACGGCGATACCGCATTTATCTCGGTCGCCTTCACTTGGCGCCTGCCAGAGGCCCGCCGGCTGGTCGACTACTATCGCGCGATAGGCTGCACGAAGGTCCGCATCGGCGGCCCCGGCACGTTCACGATGCGGAAGTATTTAGCCGACGTTGACGCGGAGGTCGGCGGCAGCATCCCCGACGTGATGGCACGCCACAACCCGATGGCGACCAGGGCGAGTTATGGGTGTCCCGTCGGCTGTCACTTCTGCATCGTCCCGAAGATGGACGGCAAGACGTTCACCCTCCTGCCAGACTTCCCCGTGCGGCCGATCCTCTGCGACGACAATCTGTCCGCTCTGCCCGCCGACTATCAGCGGCACATCGTCGATCGCTACACCCGCGCTGGCGTGCCGCTGCTTGACGCCAACTCAGGCTTTGCGCCCGATACCTTCAATGAGGACACCTTCGCGCTGTGGCGCCCGATCATCAAAGGCCCTTGGCGCTTTGGCTTCGATGAGGCAAGCGAGGGCAACCACGTCGAGAAGGTGTTCCGCATCCTCAAGGGCGTCTCGCCGCGGCGCAAGCAGGTATATACGATGATCGGCCACGAGCCTTTCGACGTGTGCATGGATCGCATCCGGCGCGTGATCGGCTGGGGCGGAGAGCCCTACGCGCAAGCCTTCATCAAGCTCAACGCGATCAAAAAGGAGCCAGTCGTTCGCCACGACTGGTCATCTCAAAAGCTCCGCTGGGTCCAGCGCTGGGTGAACCGCCACCTCTGGCGCAAGACAAAGTTCGAGGACTACGACCCGTCCGCCAAAACCAGCCGCATGGCGCCGTAGATGTTCACGAATGGCCCGACAACGGAGGGGTAAACGTGACTTTTCTTGAACTGGCGAAAG